ATACTTAACTGGAGATGGAATGCTCTCAAAAGCTTGGGACATTGTATCATTTGTAGACGATAACACAGCTTGGACCCAACCACGTCTAATTGACCGAGAAATGCATAAGCAATCTGGGTACAAAAAGAACGTAAACGGAGCCGACGTTACCTTAGGCTTTAAATCACAGATAATCGGGGTATCCTTAAAAGATGATCCAGACAAAATCCGTGGTAAAGCAGGTGAGCTGATCTTTTTTGAAGAAGCAGGTTCGTTCTCAGGGTTATTAAAAGCTTGGGAGATAGCCATGCCTACAATGAGACAAGGTTCTAAGACACTTGGTACAATGGTTGCCTTTGGAACAGGTGGTGAAGAGGGGCCAGGCTTTGAAGGTATGGAAGAATTGTTCTATCACCCCGAAGCTTATGACTGTCTTTCATTTGATAACGATTGGGATGCTGGGGCCATGGGGACACAATGTGGATATTTTGTCCCAATCTACAAAAACTTAGACGGCTTCATTGACAAAGACGGGAATAGTTTGATTGATGAGGCAATGGCCTACGAAGAAGCTCAAAGAGAAAAGAAAAAGAAAGGTAACGACCCAAAAGCATTTGACCAGTACATAGCAGAGATGCCGTTTACCCCACAAGAGGCTACACTCCAAGTTACTGCAAATACATTTGACACTGCCTCGTTAAAAGAACAGTACAACAGAGTAATTGCAAACGGTTTAGAAAAGATTGGAGTAATTGGAGAAATGTTGTACGATTCTGCAGGTAAAGTTAAGTTCAGACCTGACGGAAACCTTAAACCTATTGTTAAATTCCCACACAGGAAAGACGATAACTTAACCGGAGGTGTAGTAATCTACGAAGCCCCATACAGAACTGAAATTGAAGAATACATCCCAAAAAATTTATACGTAGTATGCCATGACCCATATGCTCAAGGAAAATCTGCATCGGCTACATCTTTGGGTGCAGCTTATGTCATCAAAGTTCCGAATAACGTTTCTAAACCTGACGATATTATTGTGGCTTCGTATGTCGGAAGACCGCAGTCACAGGATGAATACAATAGAAATTTATTTATGTTGGCTGAATACTACAATGCAAAAATTGGTTTTGAAAATGACCGAGGAGAAGTTATTGCTTATGCTAAAAGGTTCAGGAAAATGCATCTCTTACAAGAAGAGTTCGAAATGCTGGATAAAAGAGAGCTTAGAAGCAAAACGGTAAAACGACAGTACGGTATGCACATGACCGAGCAGCGTAAAGCTCAAGGAGAATTGTATATCCGGGATTGGTTAGTTGGTGGTAGAGGGGCCAACGAGGATGGAGAGGTAACTCTCAATATGCACAAGATTTATGACCCAGCTCTCTTGCTGGAATTGATTAAGTTTAACAGAACTGGTAACTTTGACCGAGCCATGGCACTTATGATTGGGATGTACCACACCAGGGAATTATACAACAAAGAGTTAAAGTTAGATGACAGAGATAACTCCACAAATGACTGGTTTGATAAAAACTACGAATAAAGTGGGATAAATATAACAACTAAGGAAAAAATAGATTAATTTAGCTTGTCTGATTTTTCGAACCTAATTTTGTATTAATGTACGGACAAGCCCATATACCTAAACAACGGATTCCACTCACCCAGAAGGATGACAAGTGGAGAAAGGATTGTGTAGATGCATTCATCAACTTATCCAAATTTGGTATAAGTGAACGTCGCAGCTACCTTAAATCTCTGTACGATTATTACAATGGAGTAATCGATGAAGAGGATTACAACTATGTACTTAAGCCGTACGGAAAAACTCGAAAGAACTTTCCGTCTAAAATGAGAAACTATCCTATCATTAAGCCAATCATTGACTTACTGTTAGGAGAAAAATCTAAACGTCCTTTAGAATACACTGTTACAGTTCAAAATGCAGACTCTGTAAGTTTAAAAGAAGAAGCTCTTAAAAATCTTCTACTTCAAAACGTTAAGTCACATTTTATTCGAGAACTTGCTAGACAAGGTGAAATGGAATTGCCAGAAGGGCAAGAAGAGCCACCACTTCCAAAGCAAATTCAAGAAGAATTTAACAGAAGTTACGTAGACCAAAGAGCAATCAGTGGACAAGCTGCCCTTAACTACATTATGTATTTTAATGAAATATATGACAAGTTGCAAAAACAATGGTTCCACTTCTTGGTAACAGGAGAGTGTTATTCACACAAAGGTGTACGTCGTAACGAACCTTTCTATGATGTAATTAATCCATTGGACATTGACTACGACAAAGATCCAGATATTGACTTTGTTGAAGATGGAGATTGGGCAATCTTAAGAAAATTTGCACATGCATCTACAGTTGTGGACGTGTACGGAGAGTATTTGTCAGATGATCAAATTTTAGAATTAGAAAATCCAACTCACACATCGGCTGAAGCATACCTTTTATATCGTTCAGAAGCATCAGGAGCAGATGATAACATTTATCGTAACCGTCTTACTGAAGTTGCACACGTGTATTGGAAATCTCGTAAAAGAATAGGCTTTGTTACTTACATGGACCCTGAAACAGGAGGTGAAGAAACATTTGATGTAACAGAAGAATACAAATTAACTCCAGAGTTAAAAGAAATAGGGGCTAAGATGGAATGGGAGTGGGTAAACGAAGTGTGGGAAGGAACTCGTATTGATAGAAGATTCTATATTAACATTCGTCCATGTCTAAACCAAAGAAATAGCTTAGACAATCCTTCTATTTGCAAACTTCCAATTAACGGAAGAAAGTATTCTGATATTAATTCACAAAACATATCTCTTGTAACTTTAGGTATTCCATACCAGCTAAATTACAACATTTATAAATACCGTCTTGAATTAGCTATAGCTAGATCAAAAGATATTATTGCACAGTTCGATATTAACATGATCCCAAAGAACTGGGACATGGACAAGTTTATGTACTATGTAGAAGGTACAGGTATTGCTTGGGTTGACTACAACAAAGAAGGAATTCAATTATCTCCTCAGCACCAATCAGTGCTTGACATGTCTATCAAAACAATCTCTCAGTATCTTACACTCTTAGAATCTATCATGGTTGAATGGGAGAAAGTAAGTGGGGTAACTAGACAACGTCAAGGGCAGATGGGAACTTACGAAGGTAAGTCTACATCTCAACAGTCTATCGTACAATCTTCTCACATTACAGAAGACATCTTCCGTAAGTTTAGCTACTTTGAAGAAAGAGAATTACGTGGATTACTTGACTATTCTAAAGAGGCTTGGGCCAAAGGGAAGAAAGCAATGTACGTTATGCCTGATAGTACTCTTGCTAATGTAGACATAGATCCTATGACTCACATGGAAACTGAGTATGGAATCTTTGTAACTGATGCAGGTAAAGATCTTGAGAAGAAACAGAAGATAGAGGGATTAGCTCAAGCAGCAGTTCAAAATGGTCTTCCACTTTCTGCAGCTATATCTATGTTTGAATCAGACAGCTTAAGTCAGATTAAAGACAAGATTGTACAAGCTGAAAAAGCTCAAGAGCAATTACAACAAGCTCAACAACAAGCAGAGCAAGAATCTAAGCAACAAGATATGCAACTTAAACAGCAGGCCATGGAAATGGAACAGCTTAATAAAGAAAAAGATCGTCAAGTTGAAATTGAAGTTGCTCTTATTCAAGCAGAAACTGCAGAACAAAATGCATCAACTAATCTTCAAAAAATGATGCAAGACTTCCAACTTAAACAACAAGATCTAGCAATCAAAGAAAAAGCAATTGATGCTAAATCACAAACCATAAATAATACTCCACAATAATGGGATACCTTGACAAACTAAAAGATTCAAAAAAGAAATCAAGCATTCCAGGCTTAGTTGTGGAGATGCTAGATGCAGCACTTAAGTTTCACATTCTTCATTTGACTGTAACAGGTCCTGGAAGTTACGCAGCACACAAAGCACTTAACGATCTGTATGATGCATTACCTGATTTAGCAGATGGAATTGCTGAAAGCTATCAAGGAGCTACTGGAGAAATTCCAAAATATCCTGCAGATATGCCTTCGTACGTGTGTGCACCTGCAATGTCTAGTGTTAAAGAGGCACTTGTGTATATTGATGAGCTTCATGATAAAATTTCAGACATACAAGACGTTAACTCTTTTTCTGAAATTGATAACGAATTAGACAATGTAAAAGCTACATTAAACTCAGCTAAATACAAGCTTAAGTTCTTGTCTTAAACTTTTAAATTATGTTGGATAACCAAACTCGTAGGGAGCTCTTATCTAAGGCTCGTCAATCAGGCTTTCCAGGAAGTATCTTGGATGTGTTTACTGCTTATGAGCAAGGTAAAGATTTAATTGGGGAATTCCAACAACAACAGCAGCAACAGCAAGGTCAGCAAATGTCTGACATGGCTGCACAGCAATCTGGGATGATGCCTCCTGGGCAACAACCTCTTCCACAAGAAATGCCTCAAGCTCCTGCAGGCCCACCTCCAGGACTTCAAGGTCAAAGCCTTCCAAGCCCACCACCACCATCTAATCCTAACTTAGTAGACTCAACTCAACAGCAACCTGTTGGGATGGCAACTAATGCAAAAGGATCTGCAGGTGGACAGGTTATAATGGCTACTGGAGGATTTACAGTAGAACATCCTGACCTTACAATGGTTCGTCCCAAAAAATATGTATTTGGGGGACTAAAGTATGCATTAGGTGGAAAAGAAACTGATCCTCCTTATATCCCATTTGGAGGGGCTAATATAAATAATGCTCCATATGTTATTCCTGTAGAGCCAAGGAGAGAGGCAAATATTGTAACAACAAATGGAAGAGAACGCTACGATCCTGTATCTGAAAGTATCCATATAAAACCTCAGTATGATGATTTTCTTGACCAACTTGATGCTACAGACCATGAAAGATTCCACCATATACAAAACCAATATGGAAGACTTAGCTATACTGATAAATGGCCTGGGCCATTAAAAAAACCAGCTATGGGGGCTATTGGAAGTCAAGTTCACGATTATTATAATAGAAATAAAGAAGACTTAAATAATATTGTAAATGCTCTTCC